TCCAACCGTGAAGGAAGAACTAGAAGAAGTCCAAGCCAGACTAGGAGACATTGAGAAGGTTCGTCCTGCAGGAGCATTTATGCACCGCACCATTGGTAACCACGACCTTCGTTTTGATGGCAAGCTATCTAATGTACTAGGACAGTATGAAGGGATTGCTGGAATGGCATTAGCCGACCACTTACCTGGATGGACATACAGTTGGTCATTGATGGTTAATAACACTTGTATGATTAAGCACCGGTGGCACAATGGTCAACATGGAGTATTTAACAACACCCTGAAATCGGGGGTCTCAATGGTTACGGGGCATCTACATTCTTTAAAAGTAACCCCGTGGTCTGACTATACTGGAGACAGATATGGCATTGACACCGGAACAATGTCGGCAATTGGAGGAGACAAGTACATCTATACGGAAGATTCGCCCGTCAACTGGCGTTCAGGATTCGCAGTCCTTACATTCCGTGATGGAGAACTTATGCCGCCAGAACTTGTACAAGTCATTAGTGAGGATGATGGATTGGTGTTCTTTCGAGGAGAGGTAATAAAGGTCTAATATGGATATTAAAGTCAAAATCATTAAGGAAAATAAAGATGGTTCAGCCAATGCTCAAGTCGATTTCGATAAAGAAGGGCTTGAAACACTTGTCCAGTGGGGGCTTGTTGCTATGCTTACCAAAGCAATTGATAAATACAAGGTTAGACCCGACGAAGATGAAGTCACTATTGAACCCCCGTTTCCATTACCAAAAGCTAAAAGGAAAAAGAAATGAACAGGAACTGGGATAAATGTTTTGATTTAGTCATCGTAAACGAGGGAGGCTACGTTGATAACAGTTCTGACCCTGGAGGTGCTACTAATTGGGGATGTACTAAAGCGGTATGGGAACAGTACGTAGGGCATGAAGTTACTAAAGACGACATAAAAAACTTAACTAAAGAGGACGTAAAGCCTCTATACAAGAAGAGGTACTGGGATGCCATACACGGAGACGCTCTTCCTTCGGGACTTGACTATTGCATTTTTGATTGTGCTATCAATAGTGGTGTTGGCCGTGCAGCCAAGTTTATCCAAGAAATCGTGGGTGTTTTTGCTGATGGTGCAATCGGCAATAATACTGTTACTGCTATAAATCAAATGAACACAGTAACGATGATTAATGAGTTCTCTGATAAACGTCAAGCATTCCTAGAGTCCCTTAAAACTTTCCCTGTATTTGGCAAAGGTTGGACTAAACGGGTAAGTGAAGTTAGAATTAAATCTTTAGAAATGGCGGAATAATCCCTCTCGGTGGCTTGACTATTTGATACCCACTTGTTCTCGAATCCACTCCTGAAGTGACTCAAGCTGTTGCGTAGTCATTGCACATTTTTCAACAAATTGTGGGTCGGAGGGCGTTCCATCAACGAAGGGGACGGCTGTGCTGGTGATGGACATTGCACTGCTACTGGGGTTGAGGTGCAACCCACCATAGTAAGTATGAATGCGAGCAATACTATTCTTGTAATCATTGGTTATTCTCTCCGTTGTTACTTGTTGTTCCTTGAGGATTTGTTCATTCTTTGCTTCCTGCGCTTTTCCTGCTGCCTCAACACGCTCTTGATATGCCATAAATCGTGAATGTTCAAAGCTATAGCCAAGATACACGCACCCACAAAGTACCAAAGCAACCAATCCAATTTTGACATAAGTGAGAACATTGATAGAGCCGCCTGTAAATAAAGATAGTAAAAAGTTCATTGTGGTTCTGCTCCCTGTTTCATAGCAACACTTGCACCACTAGCAGCCGAAACAATCCCCAATGATTCAGCAAGCTCTCTAAGACTTACACTTGAGTGCATCACTTCATAAGCGGCTAATCCAATTACAGCAAGCATACCTACAAGCCAAGACACCCTACCTAAATCATAAGTTTGATTATCTTTACCAGTTAGAAGTTGCTGAAGAATTTGCTTCATTTGATTGGAATATGACCAGTACCTGCGGCCCACATCAATAGTGCAACAGCAGCAAAGCCAATGAGTTTGGTAATCCGTTTAACAACAGATTCGCCTACGGAGGTGTAAAAGTTCTTAATAACTTTCTCGGTAACTCTTTCTACAAGTTCTTCAAGTTGTTCGTCGGTTAATGGTAATTGAGTATTTGACATGATTAGGTGGCTTGGGTTTGTGCAGTTAGTATGCCGTTGGTAAATGTCATGGAACCATTGGTACCAAGAGTAGTTAGTTTTGCTGTAGTAATTGTGACAGACAATCCAGTTGGTGTACCTGTAATTGCTGAATAAGGAATAGTAGTAGAAGCTGTAACTGGCCCTGTGTTGTGACCGTATAAATATCCAGTTAATCCTGGAGTTTGAATATTTGATAAATTTGTATTGGCAATGTTACCGCCTGTAATGGATACATTATTAGAGTTCTCATAGGCCATTGTTCCTATTTGGTCTAAATTACCATTAGTCTGGGAGAAAATGGTATAAAACCAATCCCTAAACTGTCTAGTATCTAATGCTTGATTGGTTGGAGGAGGGGGAGGAAGCATCTTGATTGGCATTACTCATCCTCTTCCATTTCGTCATAACACCAATTCTCAGCATACCCATATTCTTGCAATGCGGGGATTTGATGCTCAAACATGACGATTACCTTTTTTCATATTTTCTATTGCAGGGATTACCCTTAAATTATAGTCAACATGAAGTCCACAGACATTTTTACCACGCAACGGAACTATGTGGTCTACGTGCCACTTTTGCTCTGTATTCTTGTTAAACATAGCGGCTAATGAATAGTAGCACTGAATACGAGTTTGGTTAGCCCATTTTGGAGTGGCTTGAATCTTTGTGGCATTGCGTTTAGCAACCTTTGCACAATCTTTTGCTAGATTACGCTGTCTGTATCTTTTGTAAATTTCAGATACTTTTTCTTTGTTTTGTTCCGTCCAAGCATATTGGCTAATTAAACGAGATTGTTTGTTTTCTTCATACCAACGTTTATTTTGAGCATCTTTACGAGCCTTATGTTTAGCATATTGTGCTCGACTCTTTTCATTCTCACATAACTTGCAATAACAATGTAGCCCACTTTTTCTTGTAGATGATTTTGAAAAGTTCTCAACAGGAAGTTCTAGCTTGCAACAAGCACAAGTTTTATTCATCATCTTCTTCGTCGAATTTCCAATTTTCTGCGTAACCGTACTTTTGGAGGTTTGGTATCTGCCATTCCATAGCACGACCGATGTCATCTCTTACGTTAATACAGTCAGGAATATCAATTTTCTTGACGTTTTTATAGGCACGTTCACAGGCTTGTTTAACGGTCTTTCCTACCCCGTTTGCCACTAGGACATAATCACCTGCCGTCACTAGGCAAGGACGCTCTACAATGCCTTCCTCGTCGTTCTGAGGTGCTATTCCAACCATGACCTCACATAGGGCATAATCCTTGGTTAATTCATCGGGAAGACCATAGATAGGAAATCCTGTATGGTCACGCCCCGTAGTCTTAGACCTAGGGTAATCCCCAATAGGGATAACAATGCCAGTAGCAGTGTCGTAGCTAACTTTGAGAGTATCTTTGCCATCTAATAGGTCACACATCCAATCGACAACAGAACCCTTATGGAGGGCTTGCTGAATGTTAAATAAAGGCCATCCTTTACGCATAGTCCACTCTAATGGGCGTGGCTCACCTTTTTCATCAATAATGAATGCCAAATCAACATAGCCAGTATGTCCGATATAGCATAGGTAATCTTCAAAGCGTTTGAGGGTGTCATTGAATAGGTTAGACTCGGTGCAATACTTAATAACAGTTCCCTGTTCACCTGTATTACAGCCATAGTTGCCTGACATGAGCTTCTTATGTTCAAAGCCTTCAAGGATGTTCTTGCCAAATCCATTAGGGCCTATCCAAGCACCTACTCCGAACTCTATTCCTGGAACGAACTCTTGTAGGATGAAATCACGTCGTTTACCAGTTTCTTTCCATCGTTGAAGCATGAAGACCATATCTGCCGCTGATTTAGATACATAAGATAGTGCTTTGTCAGCATCCCCAGAGGGTTTAGAGACGTATCGTTTGGGATTAGCTTTAACAAAGTCGATAGCACTGTTGTAGTCCTTAAATTCAAATGAAGGAATAACTGATAATCCAGCCTTCTTCATAATGTCTTGACCATAATCACGGTCTAGTTCTAGTTTTGCACCAAGCATATTGGTACCGATAATTGGGTAACCCTCTTCATGGAACTTTTCTAGTTCACGCATTTCAAAAGCGTTATCCGATAATACGATGAGGTCTGCTTGTCTGGCATGAATCTGCCAGTTCTGTACTTGGTCAATTAATCCACGACCAATCTTAGAACGCTCCTGACCGTGTGGACGCACCCATTGTTTAACTTCGTGTCCTTCTGCAAGACAACGGATACCAAAGTCTACAAGGGCACCAGCAGGGTCGAGCAACAAGATTCTCATGTTATTTCATTTTCTTTTTAGTTTTGCCAGATTGTGGTTTACCTGCTCTAGCTTTAGAAAGAGCAATAGCAACTGCTTGCTTTTGTGGACGACCAGCCTTCACCTCTTTGGAGATGTTAGATGAAATAGTCTTTTTAGATGAACCTGATTTAAGAGGCATTATTTTTTCTTCCTTTGTGTTTCATAGGCACCATAAGTTGCTTTAATAATTAAATTTGCTGCACGAGATAACTCTTTGTCAGTTCTAGCGTTATTAATCATATCAGTAACTTTTTTAAATTCCGTTGGGTCTTTGATAATGGTTTTGTTAACATTTGCACCAATATTACTCCATAGTGTTTTCCCTTGTTCAACAGGAAGACCTTTTAAATAATATCCCAATTCTTGTTTAAATACTTTTTGACCAACCTCATCTTTACCAAAATTACCCATTTGAGTATTAATAGTTCTGTAATCTTTACTTTTAAACATCTCTGGTAAATTATCTCTAGCTTTTGCAATAAACTCTTTTTCAGAAGCGTTACGTGCAACCTTTTCAGCACCGCCTGGAATAAACTTGTTTACAGCTTCACGAACCTTCTCTTGTTCATTCTTGCTTAATGCTTTGAACTCATCTGATTTGAGGTTATTGATAACAGCATTACCATCTAAGGCATTACCATCTTCATCAAGAAATAGGTTTTTAATCTTTTTAGCAGATGAAGCACGAGATTCTGCAGGAAACTCCGAAACAATATGTGTCAAATCTTCTTTTAAACCTGCACCAGTTTTTTCAGCTAATGCTGCGTCATATCCAGCTTTAGCGTCTTCATATAACTTATTAACTGTTGCGTCTTTTCCATGTTGTGCTTGTAACTCTTGAGTAAACTTATATGTTTCACTTGTTGGGTCAGTAGACACCTTAACACCAGCAGTTTTAGCTTCTGTACCTAATGCAGATTCAACATCACGAGCCGCAAGTTTTGCTTCTCCTTGAGGAATAAACTTAGATAACTTTGCAACTTTACCAGCTACTCCAGGCATCATTGTATAAGCCGCAGTTTCAGCCATACCAAATACTTTTTGAGCTAATTTGGACTTAACTAAAAAGTCTGTTGTAGATTTCACTGGGGCTGGCATACCAGTAGCTAATCCAGCAAGTGTTTGTGTACCTGTGCCATAACCTAAATCTTTAGCAACAGATTCAGCTAATCCAGATGCGGCACCCATTACAGCACCGCCAGCACCAGTAACTAATGCTCCTGGGCCAGTAAAACCACCAATTAATCCTCCAATAGCACCACCAGTAGCAGCACCTTTAGCAATATTAGAACCATATTCTGACATTGGTACTTTATTAACACGAGATGGGTCAAATCCAAATGTTTGTTTGGCTATTGGAACTTCTTTACGAAGAGAAGTTGGAGCCATCAATGCTGCACCACCTTCAGTTACTTGTGGTGTTGTCAATCCAGTTGCGGGTTTATAGTCAGTTTTTGGAATATCGGCAGGAGCACCTTCTACAGATACTTTTGCTTCTGGCTCAGACTTACCAAGGTGAGAAATAATCTTTTCTTTAGCTTTTGAAGGGTCTGTTTCAGAAATATCGTAATGCTGACCTTGGTATTCATATACTGGCATAGTAGTCTTTAATCTAGTTTGATTGGGTCTTCTTTAGTACCAGTGCCACGAGGCTTTTCACCACCAATTGGATTCTTTGTAGTAAATTCTGTAAAACTCATATCAGGATTGTCTTGGGCTTCTTTTGCTGCCCTATCAATATCTTTTTGAGTAAATGGAATTGCTTTGCGAACTATGTCTAATTCTTGTTGAATTAAGGCTTTGCGTTCTGGAGCAATCTTAGGGTCACTCATTTGAGCTTTTGCAGAAGACTCAACAATACGACGCATCTCACCAAGTTTATCTAATGTGACATTAAGAGACGAACCAGCTTGAATGAATACACCTTTTTCAATACTATCTGTCAATCCAACTAAACCAGTTGCTGCACCACCAGACTCCAATGCCGCCAATCCACGAGCAACACCAGTCATACGAGTTTGTAACTTTTGTGATGTTTCATCTGATAATTTCTGATTTAATGCAGATAGTGGGGCTGTATACAAACTATTAAATTGTTTTTGTTGAAACATTGGGCCAGTAGTTGTAATTGGCAAATTAGCAAGATTTTCAAGTGCATCTGAGGTTTGCGTAAATGCTTGGATTACACGACTAGAGGCAGGAGATTCTTTACCACCGCCAGGGCCATTACGAATCAAAGCTACTAAATGTTGGTTTTGTAAATCTGCACGTTTCTCGGCACGGTCAGCAGCAGCTTCTGCACGGTCTTGAGATTCAATCTTGGCTCTCATAACAGGAGACATTTTAGAAAGTAATTTCTCTTTCATGTCAGGAGTCCAAGTTGTAGGCATATCTTTAGGAGGTTCAATACCAGTACGCTCTAAAGCGTCTTTTAAACGACGGTCATAGTCTACTTGGCTCTTTGCACCATACAAAGTAGAAGCAAAGTCATCTTTAGCGTCAGTCTTTAATTTTTGAGCTTCTTGTTGCGTTCTTTGTGCATTGTTTAAATATCTACGTGCTTCCATATCCGCAACTTGTGCTTCTTTATCTTTACCCATTGCTTTAAAATATTGGGCTTCTTTGGCTTTTGCTTGAGCGTTTTGTTGGTCTGTTTGAGCAGTAATTAATGTCTGATTAACCAAACCAGCACTTGTTAACTCTCCATCAGGAGTGGTCAGCTTAAATTGTGGGCCTAACATATTGCCAGCCATAGCACCTAGTCCAGCTTGTGGTTTACCACCTGCACCCATACCACCAGCCATACCAGCTAATGGTTGTTGTGGTGCCATGTCTTGTTTGGCTTGTTGTAAGGCTTGTGACTGTAATCCATATTGTTGCGATGCAATATCTTCCTGCCTAAATGCTTGAGCAGGGCTTGTTTGCAATACATTAGCTAATTCTGAAAGACTTGCCATATTAACT